ATAGCTGCTGAGTCAATTGAATTATCTCCTACACTAGTTACCGCTGTGTTTTGTAATTGTGCTGCTCCGATAGCATTAGTTGCTACTTCGGAGGTGCCTACTGCGTTTGCTGCAATTTCTGATGAGCCGACTGCGTTCCCAGCGATCTCACTCGCAGTAATAGAGTTACTTACAATTTCTGTAGTCCCTACTGCGTTTGCCTCTAGCGTGGAGACTAAGTGATTTTCTTTTCCTATGAGTGGCATGTTATGTCTGCTCCAAATACGATAGAGTTACGTCTATCGAGCTTACAACGTTTGATTGTACTTTAATTATATCACCAGCTTCAAGAACTACTTTACCATCTCCACCGATTACTACTACTGTTGAGCCACTCGGTATTGGAGTTGACTTAACTAGAGTAGCGTGATGGGACTCACTAGTATCATAAAATTCAACAGTGCCCTCAATAGCTCCTCCGCTTTGATTACATATGTAGCAACCAATTACAGTAGAGGTAGTATTTGCGGGAGCGGTATAGACACTTGTTAGAGATGTACCTATATTTACTGCAGTTTTAGTTTTAAATGCTGATGCCATTATGCTATCCTAATGCTATACTAAGTGCTAAAATATCATCTTCAGTTGCGATTGCTTCTGAATGAGAAGCCACGATTACAATATCGCCATTTGAGTTCTTAGTATAAATCTTTTTGTCGGTCGGATTCATAGCGATTTCATGAGTAGCTAAATCACTAGGTGTGGGGGTGCCTCCGCTTGTCTCTGACCTTTTAATTTTAATAACTTGCGCCATTAGAATGTACCCCCATCTAATGTATTAGACCATGCTACTGTAGAAGATGCTCCTACTTGTAGTATTTGTCCTACGCTATTAGTAGAGTCATAAGAGCCTATAGACAGCCTAGAGTACCCACCGTTAGCTCCGTTAGCTCCGTATAAGATATCTCCATTAGCTGTTGCTGAAATACCTTTTAAACTTAGGGCTGTTCCACTGTTGTGAGATACTGTTTTGTTATCTACATCTACTGCAAGAGTATTCCCTGTTTTTGTAAGGGCGTTACCTGCATCAATTTGACCGGCTCCTGAGAACTGTGTAAATACTAGATTGTCTGTACCAAGAGTTGCTGCTCCGGTTACTGATGTAAGAACAAATGCATTATCTGCATTAACTGAGCCTGCCTCTACAAAACAGAACATTCCGCCTGTAACTTCACTAGTTGAGTCAGCGTCTATTCCTCTTGTAAGTACTCCCGCCACCCCTACTGCTGGAGCAGTTGTGACTTTGTATATACCGTTTTGTGTTTGAGTAGTTTGACTTTTAACAAGAACTCTATCATTAAGTGCTAAGTTAACACCATCTACTGCTTGTACACCGGTAGCATCATACGTTAATGTACCAGCCCCATTATCATAAGTTCCCGTAATATTAGCTGTTGAAGCTAATTTAACTGAGTCTTTGATGTCGAGTGCTTGTTTTACACTATCAACATATGCTTTTGTAGTTGCATCAGTACTTGATGTGGGAGTTCCTACATTTAATATTCTGTTTCCACCTACATCAACAGTCTGCGATCCGGCAACTGTAAAGCCTCCGTCAAAGTCCGCTGAAGGTGTGAATGTTGCAGTACCTGTAACAGTAACGGTGTCCGAACCTGCGTTACCTAAAGTAACATTACCATTTAGAGTTGTGTTGCCATCTACATTAAGTGTAGAATCTAAATCAACTGCGTCTTGTACATTAACTGTCCCCTGAATTACTGTGTTACCAGTACCAGAAGCTACTGTGAATTTTGTTGAACCTACCTTAAGATTTCCACTAGTTACATCAATAGATGCAGTGTCCATATCTTTTCCGACAACAACTTTCTCTCCAGAGTTAGTAGTTACGAATTTTAGGTAAGAAGTGCCTCCTTCATTGAAGTCGACAGCTGCCGCTTGGTTATCCGGCATTGTTATTGAGTTTGCTTGTCCATCGAGATCAATTGTTCCACCATGAGTAAGTACTAAATTACTAGTAGGTGCAATTGTTAGATTTCCTGATGAAGTGCTTATTGTATTGCTAGAGCCAGTTACAACTATGTTGCCTGTCTTTAATTGATCAATCTTACTATTAGCGTCAACTAAGACAGCTGAACTTGCTGTTAATGTGCCAGCAGTGTGGTCTAACATCTCAACGTATAGAGCTCCACCGATTGCAGTTACTGCATTAGTAGTAGGATGACCAATAAATAGCTTATTACTATTCGAAGAGTAGGCTAACTCACCAGCTACAAGAGACCCTGGAGCTGAAGTAGACGTACTTCGTTTAATTTTAATTACTTGTGCCATTATTATTTCCTGTTAGAGCTTAAAAGCTCCCTGCGTCTATAGTGTCTGAGTTCGCTGAATCGTTTCCTATCATTACAGGAACAAAACTAAACTGTCCCGTCGACGTTTCTCTATAGATCTTTAACTGATTATCATCAGTGTCGTAAAAGAAGTCACCTTCTGCAAGATTAGTTGTTCCTGCTGTTGGTGCACTTGTTTGAACAAACAGTTGGTCAGCAAGTTGTAAAAGTGCTTGTTCAACTGTAGTTGCCGAACTAAGTGTTCGGGCTGCATTACTAAATGCTATTGCTTGTGCGTCTTGTGCTGCACCTGGAATTGCACTTGAAATGGTAAGAGTAGTTACCTGATTCTGCGGCTGTACTATAGTATTACTATTAGTAACAGTAACAGTATTAGATACTTGTGGAGTGATCGTTAGTGTAGTAGCCATTATCTAGTTACTTCTGGAGTGACTCTTGCCACGCCCTGCAGTAATCTAGTTACCACATTGGTACTAGTATTTACTAACTCTATGTCGTAGTAATATTTTCCCGCAGGTATTCCACTGGAAGTAGCATTAGATAAACTCATAGTTAGTTTACCTCCCGCTGCATCAGATATTACACAAGTAAAGTCTGCTGTCTTTGTTGTAGACGTAGGGGATGGGCGAAGTTGTGCCCTCGCTGAATGTGTAGCTATCGCTGTTGCTTCACCATCTTGTGAAATCGCTATTTCTATAGAGAAATCAGATCCTTGGTCAATAACTATATCGTAAGTTCCTGCTGCCATATTAAATATTATACTCCTATTGTTAAATTATAGCAAAAATCATAGGTCATGTCAAGAACTAAATTTGGAAGGTGAGTTTAATTGGTTTGGTATAGCTCTGCTTATTCAGTTCTCAGAAACATAACCAAAAATTCATGATTATAATTTTCTTGACTAGTCGTTTATTAGCTCGAATGAAAAGGTTGCTGCTTTTACCGCTGCATTTTTAGAAAGGTCTAACCATGCTAACCAGTCTGCTTTTCTAACTTCATAGAGTTGATACTCTACTGGGTCTATTCTATCTAGAAGTGTTTGTGTTTTTAAAAGACCTGCACTCCAGTCTGTATCTGTATTATATAAGTCATATATCTTAGAAGAGAGCGTGCCTGCCTTAACTGGCATATTACAAGTAAAAGTTTCTACGTTTTTCAAGCCTAGAAATAAAGTTTTTAGTCCTTGCTCCGCCGCCTCAGTATAGTATCCTTGATTTCTATACGCTGGGCGTATACAAGTCATAGAATGATGATATCGAGTTCCTATAAATTTACCTACTTGAAACCCTATACAGACATCATCTGAATTTCTAAAAATACTATCGTAGCTCCACGCCCTACCAAGAGGTTGTTCAGGGTCTGGTTCTACCATATACTCATTCTCTCCACCTAATGCTGCACGAAAGGTTGCATCTGAAGTTTTCATTTGTTCACACCATTGATGGATTAAAGTAGTAGCTTCATCATCTGTCATTTCAACGCCATCTGCTCTCCAGTCTGAAATAGCATCACGTACTACTTCTTTTTCATTTACAGTCATAGGTTTAAGATAAATAGTTGGAAAAGTTTGTTTCATGTATGCCATTATGCTGTCCAGGTTAGTGTATAAGTGTGTGATTTAAGAGTTGCCTGAGCAGTAGCATCAATCCATGCTGTCCATTCAGCTCTAGTAATTTCTTTTACATCATAGAGTCCTCTATTAGGAAACTCTACTTGATGATGTACAGTACTGTATAAAGTATTATTTACATTGATTACAGAATCATTGATAGTAGAAGAAGTTGTTGGAATCGTAACTCTAGACTTAACTGCATTAAGTCCTGTGCTGTCAAAAATAAATTTATGTCTCAAAGCATGGATTTCTTTATAGTAACCTTGCCCTCTACCTCCTGGAATTAAAGCAGTCATATAAGAAATTACCCTTGTTCCTCTATACTTAAAAGTTTGATACCCTATGATAGTATCATCATTTTTGCAAACAGTAAGATTTATCCAGCCCCTATCATTAGAGGTTAAATTTCTTTTAACAAACAAAGTCTCATTTTGTTTATTGCAATTATACCACCATGCTTTTCCTTCATTCTCGGTAGGAAGAATATCCGCAGGCCACATACCTGTAGTTGCGGTACGCAAAGTTGCCACGTCTGTAAGTAACATGGGTCGCATATATAAGTTTTGTCCTTGTATTCTTAAAGTTACCATTATTTTTCTACCATAAAGTGTTCTATTATTTTTCTTAATAAAGGTGCGGATTCTTCATCGTCCTTACCTACTAGTGCTGCTTCTAGGCCTCCTGTTTCTGCCGCACAATTTACTTCTATAATTTTGGGGGGTATGTTTTCTCTATCATCTGAGGGTATAAAATCTACTCCAGACCATCTTGCTCCTACAGCGTTAGCTGCTAATTTACAATGTTCTTTTTCTAATTCTGTTAACTCACAAATAATACCTTGTCCTCCTCTTGCAATGTTAGTTCTAAAATCGCCTGGAGGTGGTGTTCTAAACATAGAACCAAAGATTTCGTTATCAACTACATGGGCTCTTATGTCTCTGCTGTGAGGTATGTATTCTTGTAGTATTGCCCCTTCCCAATCTATTCGAGTGTTCATAGCTTGAATAACTCCTTTTAGTCCTATAGTAGATTCCATTAGTGCTACTCCGACCCCATAAGACCCTTCGAGTGTTTTTAGTACAAGCGGAAATTGTAAACCTGCTTCTTGAACTACATGGTCTATAAGACTATCGTACTCAGATGGAACAAGTACTGTATTAGGTTGATGTAACCCTACTTGATTTAGTGCTAGATAACTTCTATATTTATCGTTACAGACTTCGATACAATTCCTAGTATTTATCATTGTACACCCTCTGTATTCCATTTCTGTTATTTTATCTAACCACATTTTTCTATTTTTTACTGACCCTCTTACAATACATAATGTATCTGGGTCAAACCAGTCTCCGACTGGTAAAACATTTACTGGAAACTCTTGATAATCAATTTCAAGTTCTTCACATATTCTTCGTATTTCTACCAACTCTCTGTTTCGGTGGTCTATATTAACGTCTATTAGTTCGACGACTGCAAGTTTCATTTTATTCTCCGTTAAATTTGAAAGTAAATCCTGTTACCACGTGAATTACNGCTCTTAGAATAATATCAGGTGATCCAGTTCTAGATAAGGTTACTGATTGTGAAGTTGTACCAGTACCTGCAACACTTGCACTTCCTGTATGTGCAGTTCCAGTTACAGTAGTAACGGTTGGGGCGTCAAAATCATTATTTGTTGTGTCTAAGTTTATTACTACTCTGGACTGCCCTTGGCTTGTGCCTACTGCGTTTCTCCAATAAACATTAAAAGTATGAGTAGTTGTATTTGGGTTATAGTTACCTGTAGTATATCTACTCCAAGTTACCGTAGCGCCTCCGTCTATGTGCCCTGTTATAATATTACTATTTGTAAGAGATGCAATAGAAGTTAATCCAGTACCCCCATAAGCAGCGCCTAATTCTCCTTCGAAATTAGCAATACCACCAGCAAATCTTAGTATCCCTGTTTTACTTGCAATACTTTCTCCAAATCCTCCTAAACTTTTTGGAATAACAGGTAATTGTGTGTCTATTACTATGTTATTTGAGTTAATTGCATTTACAGCCCTATCTCTCCCATCAATCATTTGAGCTGCTGTTCTTTCAGTAACACCATCTTTTAGTTTACCTGTAAACTCTCCGCTATTTAAAATATCATTATCTGCAGGCTGACTTGCAAGGTTATCACCCCATGTTGCACCTACTGTTGCTCCTGAAGCTGGCAATGTAGAAAAAATCTTACCA